ATCGCTCAGTGGTGTGCCCGTCGAGGTACTCTCCAGGAGGAACTTTGTAATGACATTGCTAGGGAAATCCAAAAAGCCACAGACTCAGAAAATGTAGCAGTCTATATTCAAGCTACACACGGATGCTGTGAGAATCGTGGCATTATGGCACACTCTAGTCTTACACAGACTACAGTACTTAAAGGTGCATTTAATACTGACGGTAATACAAAGAAAGAGTTCTTTGACAACATTAAACTGCAACAAGAGTTTGCACCACGATGAAATACATTACTAACAAGTTTGAAAATATTCGTTTGCCGTTTGAAGAGGGCTTGCTAGAATGGTTGCAGGCTCAGTATCCTGCATCAAAATATTATATTAAGGAAATTTAAAATGGCTGTTTACTTAATTAAACCTCTTGAAAAGAAAAGTGTTGTATGGCATGTAGAAATGTACCGCGAAAATCCCGATGGTAGTATTTCATGGTTTAACCTAGACGAAACATATCGATGGGGTCAAGGCTTTATTGAAAAAGATATGGATATTAATTTGCCATATAAAGACAGTGACCTTGCCTATTGCGATCCTCATGCAGGTTGGGGAGCAGAACTAGACGATAGTTGTGCCTGCTGGTTTGAATACAGTGATGATATTCCCGAAGAAGAAAAAGAGGCAATTGAATCAGCATATCACGAAGGCGGAGCCGCTTGGTTGTTTGACGGTGAGCACGAATGGCAGGAAGAAGACACTGCTATTCATGTGCTAGCACCATTTCAAGTTAGTCTGTGTGAAGACGACGGTGCTGTGATTGAAGAAAATGTAGAATTAAAAGAACGACCTAAATTTGAAGCAACAAATGGTTGGCCTTTCCCTCCAAAGGAAACAGAATGACAACAGCTAAAGAGATGACTGATACGTTGATTTATCGTGCAAAAAATATACAAGAATTTGTAGTAGAAAGACCTATGCCAAATGTACCCAGAGGTGTTGTTAAATTTAGTTTCCAACACACCGCTGGTGAAAAGTACGCCCGTATTTTTGTTCCAGCGTTAACTCAAGAAGAGGCTGAACAAATGGTTGACGAATGGTTCCAGGAGAATGTATAATATGAAATGGTTTAAGAAATTAGTAGCTAATTGGGCCCAACAAGGTCGTGACTATGCAGAAGTAGAAAGTATGAAGTCTACTAGAGGACTAGTTAGAGGAAACGATGTTGAAGCTGTATGTGGTGACGATCCAGTATTAAACTTTAAAGTCTACTCAGCAGTAGGTGGCAAGGTTGTAGAGTTTAGACGCTATGATCGTAAGAGCGATCGTAATGATAGTACTACTTACATCATAACTAATGATCAAGACTTCGGTGATCGAATCGCTAAGATTGCAACAATGGAACAATTAAAATTATGAGTAAAATTAAAATCGCAGAGTTATTTTATAGCATACAAGGTGAAGGACGCTTTATGGGTGTTCCTTCTGTTTTCTTACGTACATTTGGCTGTAACTTCAAGTGTGCAGGATTTGGTATGCCTAGAGGACAACTAAGTACAGAAGTTGAAACTGTTTCGTTTGCTCACAACAATACTCCTTATAAGGATTATAAAGATTTACCTCTTGTAAGTACAGGTTGTGATAGTTATGCTAGTTGGCATCCTGACTTTAAAGATTTAAGCCCGATGTTAACAACAGACGCTATTGCAGATCGCATTATGGAAATGATTCCACACAACGAATGGCGTGATGAGCATTTGGTTATTACAGGTGGTGAACCTTTATTAGGTTGGCAACGTGCTTATCCAGATTTATTATCACATCCTAAGATGTTTGGATTGCGTAATATAACTTTTGAAACTAACGGTACTCAAAAGATTGACCCACAATTTAGACAGTATCTAGTTGATAATTTCTGGCTATATGGTTGTGAAGGTAAAGAAATTACATTTAGTGTTAGTGCTAAATTACCGGGCAGTGGTGAAGCATGGGAAGATGCTATTCAACCGGAAATTGTTTGTGAATATGAAACTATAGGTCCAACATATCTTAAATTTGTTGTAGCAACAGAACAAGATATTGCAGATGCAGAACATGCTGTAGAAGAATTTAGAACAGCTGGTTTTAGAGGACACATTTATTTAATGCCAGTAGGCGGTGTTGAAAGTGTTTATAATTTAAATAATAAAAATGTAGCACTATCAGCAATGAAACATGGATGGCGTTACAGTGATCGTTTACAGGTTCCATTATTTAAAAACGAATGGGGTACTTAAGAAAGAGTATGATTAAAGAACTTAAACCATTTACAGATGAGTGGTTGCATAACCGAGTGAAAGAACAACTATTAGATACAAGAATGACTTGGAATTTTCCAAGCTATGCAACTGCTGAACAAAATTTAGATAGTGCTGCCTTTGGCAGATGTGCGTTTAATAAACAGCAAAATATTGTAAATTGGAATAAGATTGACTCGTTAATTTTTGTACTTGATAACTGGTTAGATCAAAATAAAAATTGGTTTAGGCTTGAATACTTAAATCATTGTATGGTAAATTTATACACAACAGGTCAAGTAACAGCATGGCATAACGATAATTCTCAACGTATTCCAAGTGTATATAGTTTATTATATTATGTAGATGACAGCGATGGCGGTACTGAATTTACTAATCAAAAATTTTTACATAAAGAAAATACTGGAATATTTTTTGATTCTAATTTACAACATAGACCAATTGCATCAACTGAACCTAGACGAATAAGTGTAAGTTGGGTGTTGAAGGGGGTTGCAAGAGTATGATTAGACAGTTTGACATATTTACAGACAGCTGGTTACATAATCGAGTAAAAGATCAACTATTAGATCCCTGGTTTGATTGGAATTTTCCTACGTTTGGAAATCCTACTACAAATTTAAAAGAAGCATGTTTTGGTAGATGTGCTTTAAATTTGCGTGAAAATATTGTTAATTGGAACAGAGTCGAGTCTTTAACCTATGTTTTTGATCGATGGATTGATCAAAATAAAGATTGGTTTCAATTAGATCAATTGGATCGATGTTTAATAAATTTATATGCCAAGGGTCAACAAACTGCATGGCATAATGACAATCATTTCAAGATACCTGATATGTACAGTTTACTCTACTACGTAGATGATGGCAGTGGAGGTACCGAATTTACTAATCAAAAATTTTTACATAAAGAAAATACTGGAATATTTTTTGATTCTAATTTACAACATAGACCAATTGCATCAATGAAGCCAAGAAGAATAAGTGTAAGTTGGGTAATGAAAGGAACTATTAAATGATAAAGAAACTATTTGAAAAAATCACCGGAGTTGAAAAACTTAAGATTGCAAAAGCTCAAGCAGAGCAAGAAAAAGTAGAAGCCCTGGTTAGATTAGCAGAAGCCAAAGTGCAAGAAGAGGAAGCTAAAAAAGCCGAAGAGCTTGCTAAATTAACTCCAAAAGAACGTGCTACTGCCAAAGGTGAGCCGTGGGTTAGTGTATTAGATACTCATGTGAACAAAGACAATATTCGAAATGGCTTTTTTGAACTTGACTGGAATGAGTTATTTGTGTTACAATTGAAACAAGCCGGATATGGATTTGATGGCGACTTAGAAGAAGAAATTGTAGATCGTTGGTTCCGTGACATTGTCAAAAACATGTTAAGTGAAGAAGGACAAGATACTACAAGAGGTGCAGGTTACATTAACGTGGTTCCGATTACAAAAGATAAATCAGAGGTTTCATGACATACATTTTAGTTGATACTGCTAACACATTCTTTCGTGCTAGACACGTAGTGCAAGGCTCTGCGGACATTAAGTTAGGAATGGCCTTTCACATTACATTTAACAGTATTAAAAAAGCATGGCAAGATTTTGATGGTAGTCATGTAGTATTCTGCCTCGAAGGTCGAAGCTGGCGTAAGGACTTTTATAAGCCTTATAAAGCTAATAGGCAAGAAACTCGTGCGGCAATGACTGTAAAAGAACAAGCTGAAGATAAATTATTTTGGGAAGCATTTGACGAGTTTAAGAACTTTATTGCAGAAAAAACTAACTGTACAGTACTCCAACATCCTCAGTTAGAAGCTGACGATTTAATTGCAGGATTCATTCAAATGCATCCAGAATCGAAACATGTTATCATTAGCACAGATGGCGACTTTGCACAACTTGTAAGTCCTACTGTTAGCCAATATAATGGTGTAGGTGATTTGCATATTACACATGAAGGAATCTTTGATGCTAAAGGCAAACCCGTTAAAGATAAAAAAACAGGCGAGCCAAAGCCGGCGCAAGATCCAGAATGGATGTTGTTCGAAAAATGTATGCGTGGTGATACCAGTGATAATGTCTTCTCGGCGTATCCAGGTGTGCGTACTAAAGGTTCTAAAAACAAAGTTGGTCTTACT